AACACTTTTAAACATTTTTCTGTCTAAGTCTTGTGATTGTTTTTCAATTGTCTTAGCTTGTTCTATGTCTTGTGAAGAAAGGTTGCCTGAAACTAATGAGCCCACTCGTTGTGCTACATTTTCTATATCATCTAATAAACTCATCTAAACCTCCTATTAAAAGTGTTGAATTTGTCCAGAATTTGTGTTAGAGCTTGTAGAAGAGCTTGTTGTATTTGAAGAACTTTTTCCTTTATGCGTTTCTTCCCATTGCATATGTTTTATTTTAGCGTCTTTATATTTTGTGTCTTCAGCAAGTTTATAGTTATAATATTGAATTTTGGCTTTATCGTATTGTTCTTTATTATTTAAACGAGCCCACCCTAATGCATTCTTTTCTTCATCTATCTCTTCCAACGCTCTATGATGTCTTTCTATTTCTTGTTCTTTTACCATATTGTTTAATGCGATTGCTATATAATGCATCAATTGAGCTTGTGTCTGCATTTGTTTTAATTGCTCTTGATACATATCCTTAACCATCCCTGCCTGCTTTAAAGCTGTCTGCATCTTCAGTTGTATTATACCACCAAGTTGAGCTAAAAATTGAGCGAGATTATCGTTAGTAGATTGAGCGAATGCTGGATTGTCTGCCACTTGCATTAACTCGGCTGTGTCAAGTTCTCTTGTGTTTAGACTGTTTATTTTTGCAATATAATAGCCTTTCACGAGTTTATCAGTATTTGCCAAAGCTACTTGGAATGGCACAGTGGTATAAAGCTGTTCTATATGTTGAGTTAAATCATCTTCAGTTATGGAAGATAAGGGAGTTTTAGCAGTTAGCATAGCAATTGATGGTAGTATTTGCATAAGTTGATTTTGGTAAATATTAGCCACTTTCATGTAATTTTGTTGTAGTTGCTCATAAGTCTGTCCATAAACTTGAGCTTGCTTCATTAACTCTAATGTTTTACCCATTAGAAAAGTCATGAGATTTTGAGATTGCGTCTCATTTTGCTGTTGTTTTTTCGGTTGCTGTTCTTGTTTAGTATCGGGTTCTACAATATGCGGTGTTGGTGTTTCAGCTAAAAGTTGTTTTAAACTCGGTAAGCCGTGAAGCTTTCTATACTCTTCTGCGTATTTGCCTGTATCCATAATTACGCTCCTTCATCATTATAAGTGTCTAAACTTAACGGGTCTCCACCTTTATTAACTTGTGAAGTAGATGTGTTTAACGGTTGAAGGATAGAGTTATTAGATTGAGTTGTAGAACTTGTCATTTGATACAGATATGGCATTATCAATGCAAGCATGGTTGGATTATCTACAAGTTTCGGTGCACTTTGCTTTAACAAACCTTTTAAGTAATCTGGCAATGGTGATTTGTCTATTGCTTGATTGAGTTGTTTTACATTTTGCATAGTGGTTATAGTTTTAGCTAAAATCTGTTGTCCGTTTAGGATTGTAGCCAGTGTAGGATTATTCAACGCTTGCATTTGCCATTGGAATGGAGCGTTAGCAAATTGATACCTTGTCCTTGCAATATTAAAAACTTGCTGTGCTATTTGTTGCTTCATAGGGTCTTTTGTGTCTGTTAAATATTTTTGCAATTTTTTATAATTTATTTTCCCATCTTTAGTCACCGCATCAGGTAAATACTGTTTAACAATTGGAGCTATGTCTGATAAAGAAGTGTCTGAGTATTGGTCTATGAATGGTTTATATTGCATGTAGTTTGTGAATAGGTTTAACAATGGCATTAAATCTTGTATAGCATTTAAAAATGGATTGCTACTGTATTGAGTTAATTGTTGCCAAGCTTGTGGTCCGCCTAAATAAGCTACTGCCATGTTTTATCCTCCTTAACCAAATAAACTACCTATAGCATCACCAATACCGCTTACTACATCTCCTATGCCTGAACCTATATCACTTACTACACTCCCAATTCCACTTAATATATCACCACCAACATTTTCTATACCACTCCAAAGTGAGCCTAAGGCGTTTCCAGCCATATTTAACCAGGGAGATATACCACCTGTAAAGCCCATAAACATAGGTAAAGGATTGCCTGTCGCTAATCCAAATAAACCTGCTCCTAATTGCAAAGCTCCTCCAAGTGCTCCTATAATGCCTGGAGCCACTTGAGCGAATTGGCTTAGCTCACTTTGTTGTGGTAATACACCTACATTTAGTCCGTTTAAGGCTTGTGCTATTTGCATTTGCAAACCGAAGTTAGTCAATGTCGGATCCATTTGGACATTCCATCCTGCAAACTTTTGCTCTTGCGTTGGTAAATTTTGGTAGTAGTTAGTAAGGTCGCTTAACTCTGATTGAGCTAATTGGTCTAAAGTATTCATATTGCTAATGTTTAACCCAGATAGAGCTTGAGTTTGCTGACTTGCTACTTGGTTTAAAGCTTTGATTTGCTCGTTAGCTAATTGGTTTAATGTGTTTGTATCAGCAATATTTAAATCTGATAAAGTTTTTGCTTGTTGACCTAATATTGAGTTTAAAACATTAGTTTGTTGACTTAATGCTTGGTTTAAGGTGTTTGCTTCACTAATGTTTAATCCTGATAAAGCTTGCGTTTGCTGATTTGCTACTGTATTTAAAGCTTGTGTTTCTTGTTCGGCTATATTACCGTATAATTGAGTTGTTATATCTGCTTGAGTTTGTTGTGTAGCAGGGGTGTTATACATTCCTAATGCTGAAAGAACATCAGAAGATTTAGCCCATTGGTTTTGCATTTGTTGTTCTATATTTTGATAGAGGCTGTTATAATTTTGTTCTACAGTATTGTATAATGAGTTATAAAGACTACTTACACTATTTATTGCATTACCGAAATTTGTTTTTATACCTTGCTGTAAATTATCAAAATTAAAATTTGCCCGATTATACAACGAGTTATAAATATTATTTACACTGTTTTCTGCATTGGCAAAATTACTATTTATATATGGTTGCAAGCTGGCAAAATTTTGATTTATCGTATTGTATAAAGAGTTATACAATCCACTTACACTACTTTCTGTATTGGCAAAATTCCCTTCTATACTGTTTGGTTGAACTACGCTTGAGGTAGAATTAGGCACCCACCCTTCACCTGGCTGATAAGTGTAAGAGCCTGATGTCCCACTAACTATAACAGGTAAAACAGGTCGTATAGTAAAACCGCCTGTGTGTGGTTGAAGTTTAGGGTTTCCTGTATTATTTAAAAACGGTTGATTAAACGGAGCAGGCCAGTTTGGGTTAACTATAATCCCAGTCGTTTCTCCTATAGCATTAAATAAATTTGTTAAATCTCCGTTGTTATTCAAATTAGGTAAATTAGCAGGAATACCGTATATAGTTTGATTAAACAATTGTGATATAATATTTGGGAAGCTGTTAAATATATTTTGAGCTTGATTAAAAAATGGTTGATTATCACTTTGTAAAGATGACGCATACTGCCATGTTTGATTTAACAAATTGTTTAATATATTCTGTGCTTGTTGAACATTACCAGTTATAACTGTTTGAATATCAGCCATAATTCACCTCTCAATATCTTGGATAGTCAATGACTATCAAAGCCTTACTATACTTACTCTGCTCTTGTCTTGCTCTTTCCATTTTTTCAAAGTATTGTTGTAGCTGAGCGTCAATTTGAAGGTTTGGAGTGTAATAACGCTCAATTAATACGCTCATTGTTGTGTTTAACAATTCAAAGTCTTGAGTTAGTATAGGGTGTGAAGCAGTTTGAGACATATAAGTTGGGTCATTGTAAGTATAGAAGTAGTAATCTACCACAAATGTAGTTGGTTGTGGTAAAGGCATGCTAAAATTTAAAGTGTTTGTAGCATTGTCATAATAGTAGCTTAAGCCTTGCTCGGCTGTAAGAGTAAATAGTGTGTTAGGATTGGTAGAAGATAGTGTAGAATTAGCCATTAATAAGTAAAAGTCTTTTGTTGTTGGAGCTCCATATACTTCTTTGTTTGTAGTTATGTTATAAACCGACTTAATGTATTTCACATTGTCAGTAATGCTTACAGTATTATTGCCTGCTAACACTGTAAGCATTACTGCTTTATTCATGTAATCAAAGTCAATTTTTGTTTCAAGTGTTTGTATAGCAATGGTAAAGTAATTCCATAACAAATTAAGCAAATTTGTGTCATAGGGGAGTTTTTTATCCCCTATGACAAAGTTTATAAAATCTTGGTTAGTCATGATTAAGCAGTTATCAATATACCGCCAGCAGGCTGTCCTTCCACGCTAAACCATATCGGCATTTCACCTCTGTAAGTATTTACGCCTATTGACATAAATCGTCCAAAATCAGCTGTTTCCATTGGTAGCACTTGCTCTGGCATGACTATAGCTTCTTTTATGCTGTCTTTTGATAAGAATATAGCCACTCCTTTACCTGTCAAACCAGCGGTTGGTAAGAAGAATTTATCTATCCACTTACCTTTATCAAGCACAAACTCTTGTCCGTAGAATGTGCCTATATATCCTGCATACAATCTTTCTCTATCTTGGAAGCGAGTCACTGCATTATAAAAGATTGGGTCTTGCATCAATTCGTTTTGAGCTTGTCTATTAAGGATTACGAGATATTGACCGTAGCCTTGTCCGTTGTAAGATGGAGTATAAAGGTTTTCAAGAGCTTGAGCGAACGACAATATAGTTGTCATAGACATTGGAGCAAATGTGGTAGAATTGGTAGAAACATTAGTGACGCTGATATTAGCAGTGTTAGTGGCAAAAGTAGCCGATGGTAAAACGGTAGCTTGAGTATAAACTTGTAAGCCAGAAGTTGTATTCAAACCAAGCACATCTATATAACCGAACGCATTCATGAGTAAATCATGCTCTATAGAAGCTACTATAGCATCAGACACTTGCTCTCTAACTTCAGCCACTATATCAAAATTGGTAAATATCTTAGCCCTTTGAGTAAATGGCATTTGCATACCTCTTTCATTGACGGATATGTCTATGGTATGCCAAGACATACTTTGAGTTGGCAAAGCTTGAAATTCACCTAAGTTTTGCGTCCAAAGAATATCGGTAGCACCAGTGCTTCGTTTTGGTATGATTAGGTAATTTGCTTTGTTTTGTCCAAAATCAGTCACCTTACCAACATACTTTCTAAAGGTGGTTTCTGGAGCCACTTTCTTCATTATCTCCTTAGACATTTCAGCTCTTGTTATAGGAGCTGTTGTCCCTGTATACATGAAGTATGAAGAGCTGAAACCAGTGCTTCCATCTGGAACTACTGCATCCCAAAATATTGCCATAATTTATTACCTCCTAAAAATTAATTAACTCTCACAGTTATTGGTTGGTCTATAGAAGCTCTTGGTATGCCAACGCTTCTAACTTTACCATTTTCTACTATGCCATCTCTAAACTCAATTGTAGCTATCTCTTTAGCTGTCATATCTTCAAGCATGCGTTTATAATCATTATAATAGTCCTGCATAGAATATTCTGGCTCGGCTTGTTGTTTCGGCTTTGCTTGAGATTGATTAACAATCTGAGATGATAAAAGCTCTCTTGAGAACGACGCTATCTCTTTTATCGTTTCATTATACGCTTCTTCCAAATAGTCAAAGTATTCAGATTTGACAGTATTGGTTTGAGCGTCTTTTAACACCTTTTGGTCTGCTTTCGGTATAATCATTTGCAATATCTGGCTAAACTTTGGAAGATTACCATACTTCGCTGTAAATCTAACTATTCCGATTTCTTTCCATGCTTTAACTTGATTTTCCATTTGATTAACCTGTGGTTGAGAAGGTGTAGATTGCGGTGGTTGTTCTTGCTTAGCCTGTTCCTGTTTAGGCTGTTCTGTCTGCCCTTCAGTCAATTTCTGAAGCTCATCTAAAAGCTTCTGAAGTTCTTCGTCCATACTTACCTCCTTTAAATAATTTAATACTAAGTCTCAATATTGTCAAGTCTTTTTTCAACATTCAGGAGCCACTACCTTAAACTTACTAAACCTTTTACCTTTTGCCACACCCCACAACACATAACGCAATGCGTCATGTATGTGGTCATAATAACCATCTTTAATTGGTTTGCCTAAATCGTCCATCTTAAACTCGCCAAGAAATCCTGCCATTGTGATTGGAACATCTGGAGATACTTGCAATCCTTTTTGTCCTCTGACATCCATTTCTAATAGCTCTCTAATCAATCCTACACTATCCATAATCGGCACTTTATTAGTTTTGATGTCTATGTTATAGTCTTGTCTAATTCTATTAATGATGGAGACACCATCGCTTTGTGATTTTTGCCTTCCTGCTATATCTCCATACCATTCAACCTCTAATGCATCAAGCTTCCATTTTTCTCTTAATCGTTTGCGAAGATAGTCTATAAATTGAACTGAAGATGTGTTTTCACCAAGCATTTCATCAATTACGATATATCGCCCCCACTCATCTTCCGCTACTAACACAAATGCTGGTCTTCTAAAACCAAAATCTACGCCTGCATAAACACGGTAAAGATATTGTAAATCTTTCGGCAATATCACACTCTTAAACACGTTATCTTCCGTGAATGTAGAAGTATAAAGTCCATCGTCAATGTATGCACTGCCCCATTCTCCAAGAAGCATTACCCGTTTAAACGCATAATTGCGATGCTCCATTTCTACATAAAAGGAATGAGCCAGATTATAGCGTTTAGCTATGTAAAAATCACCGTCTTTTCCAATAATTTCATAACGGATATTGTCTATTACAAAGTATTCTTTTTCATCGTAATAATACGGCTGAGCTTTATCTTTAAACTGCCTTACTGGAAGTTTAACCTTAATGTAATTATCGTATGAAGAAGATTTGATAACTTTAGTTTGTGGATAGCCATCTTTTATAAACTTCCTATAAATCCAATGTGTTTCTGGCACTGGGTTAAGATTAAGCAAGCCTTTGCTAAACTTATGAACAAGCCTCATTCTTTGGCTTACTTCGTCAAATGCTTCTTCGCTAATACGGTCAAGCTCATCTATTATCACCACATTGAACTCGTAGGATAAAACAGACCTGTATTGCTGATTTTTATCAGATAAAGACAAGTAATAAATTTTTGTGCCAGTAGTGAGATTTTCTATATACTGAAGGTCATCTTTAACTTTAAACACCTCATCTTCTTCTGCTCCGATTTCGGCACAGCGTTTTTTAAACTCTGCTACAAGTGTGTTTTTCAAATCTCTTAAACTTTCACGAGCGATAAGAATTTTAGAGTTTTTATACTTCTCGTCAAAAAATAGTGTCAGAAGAATAACAACCGAAACAGTAGTCTTAGCCGAGCCTTTACCACCTACAGACAATATCCAGCGGATATTGTCATCATAAAAAAACGAGTTATAAATCTCTGCTTGTTTATCAGTTAGTATTATTCCCATGCTTTACCTTACGTTATGCTTAATGGAATGGTTATAACCAATCCACCTATCGGTATAATAAATTGGTCTCCATTCAAATACGGCTTTGGCTCTGGCAATGAAACAGTGGCAATTAATGTAGAAGAGCTATACAAAGATACATAAGCAACTGGATTAGTCATAGAGGCTATATCGGCTGTTGCTTGTGGAAAAACTATTGATGAAGCGTTTGAGATGTAAGCATTAGCCGTATCTGATGATGTGCTTACATTACCTAATAGTTGTCTTCCATACCCTCCACCACTACACTCTACACCATTTTGTTGTATCAAAGCCACTTGACACGCTGTAAAACTCGGTGATATCAAATTAGCGAAGCCTTGCGTCAATGTTGTTGACATAATCATCTACCTCCGTTAATACAATTATACACAAAACATTAGATAAGTCAAGCTCTGTTTGAGAAGTAATTAAAGTCCCAGAAACAGAGTTAGTGGAGCTGATAGACAAAACTACACCTTGATTAACCACAGCTTTTTTACCTTGTCCGCCTTTGATAATATTTATCATGACATCACCATGTTAGTTATTCTCATTCCTAATGAAGAGCTCAAACCACACACAAAACTACTTCCTCTAACACCAAGCCGATATGTAGGATAATTGTAAAGGATATTGTAGCTAAAGTTATTATACTGATTTTGATATCGTGTCTCAATATTGAATGTGGCTATAGTAGAAGAATTACCAATCTCTGTTTCTGGAATGTCTATAAACAATTGTGATAAAAGAGTTAGTGGTGTATCTACTTTAAAAGATATGTTATGTAGAGATGGTATAGGTGTTGTATTGTTTTGTAAAATGTCTGTAAATTGATAAAATGTATTATTAAGAGTATTCAAACACAAATTAGAAGTTATATAAACGGTGCTTTCACCTAAATACACATTTTTTAAATCTTTTGTTATATAGACAAAACTACTCCAAAGTGTATTATAAAACACATAAAACGAGTGAGTTTCTCTCAAAAACTTTAAACCTGCTTTTTCGTATTCTTGGAATGGTGTAAAACGATAGTTAAAACTCATCTCAGTTTGAAGGTAAATCAAATCTTTAATCTGCATCTTTAACAGAACTGTATAGTCATCGCCCATTAAATAAAGCATGTTATTAAAATTGATTAGGTCTATATTTACTGTAGGATTAGAGAATGTCGCATATGAAAAAGCGGTTAAAGAAACGGTAGAACTTGGAGTTGCAGTTGCAATAGCTCCTACACTATCTAACCCCATTACATAAACAGTGGTTGGATTAGTAGTGACTAATGCGAATAATTGAGGTGTGATTTGATAAGCTTTGACAATGTTTTGAAATGCCCCATCTATTTGAATTGAGACAGTGTTGGAATTATTATTTTTTGTGTTAATTACTAAACAAGAATTACTACCATAAAAAGTAAAATAATCAGTGCCAAAAACACAAAAACCAGCAAAGTTTGGTGTTTGATACACAGTGCTTAATGAGTATAAAACTTGGTCTGTGCCTGATTGGTTATAAGCATAATAGATTTGATTATTAATCTCATAACCATCATAGACACTCACTCCATTCAAAGAATAAACCGCTGTCATAGAGTTTAAAACTTGTGGAAATATTATGTTAGAAGTCTCATTAATCTCTACAAAATCACCACTTATATAAGTAATAGGCGTTTGTAAAAGGTTTAGCTCCATGTATCACATTGCTCCCATTGGTCTAATTTTCTACTCCAAAATGACATACGACAGTTTGGTTGAATATAAATACTGCCTTTAAATAAAAGAATAAGTGTTTTATTTGTGCATACTTGACAACAAGTATCCCATGTTTGACAATTCTCCCATGTATTTAACGGAGCCCAAAACGATACTATATTGGAAGGTCTCAAAATTATATAACGATTTGCAAAAATGGTTGAACTACCACTAAATACAGCTTTAATAGTAGGTAAAATTGGTCTATTCACTGTAGCTGAGCTATAAAACTTCATTATAACATCATAATTTGGATTTATAGTTCTGGTCGCATTAACAGTAGAAGTAAATTTAAATATTGCCGTATATGGAATACCAAGCCAAGTTTGACCGTAAAAAGAAAGTGCATTACTTAAAGAAAGTTTAATGTTTGGGTCAGCTATAAAAGTTAATACTGTATTAGTTAAAGAATTAGCAACAACAAATTTTTGTCCAACAATGTAGCCGTCAGTATTATTGACTGGTCTTACTGTATTATTAACTACATAAGAGCTAAATAACTGTGGTTGGTAAGTTCTAACAGGAATAGGAAAACTTAAAGCCGAGCCTTTTGGAAGATAATTTACATCAAAAATATAACTTTTCGCCACTCCGACTGATGCGTTAAAACTGTTCCAATACCAACATGACTGCCAAGCATTATTAAATTTATAGAGCCAATTTGTATTATCACACTTATTAGTGTTGTTAACATAATTAGTTAATGACTGAGCTGTCATTATTGTATTGACATTCATCAGTCTAAATCCTCCACTGGCAATTCTACAGTAGCGTTTTGTGTCTTAATGTCAATATGGATAACAGGTTTAGAAGCTTGCTCTTCAGGTGGTTTAATCTTTTCGTAAGCATTGCTTATTTGAACTAAGGTTTGGATTAAGTCTTTTTTAATGGATAGCAACTCGCCCTTAGTCCGAACTGGATTTTTCACTTTTGAATAAAAAGTGTCATCATTTAGCAAAATCTCTATTTGAAGTAATGTTTCTCTAACCAACTCCTGAGCTTGTGCTAAAGAGTATATCTGATTGCCTTTAGCATACTTAGACAGTTTCTCTCTGTCTAAATCTATATGTCTAAACTCATCTATCAAATCAAGCAGACTTTTTCTATCCGAAGACTTTAACAAATTCATTGTAGCAGTCCTCCAACTGCTCTAATTCATCATTAAGCGAGTATGCTTCAATTTCATTTATTAATTTACTCATTACTCCTTTCATTTTTGTAAAATCTAATTTGTCAAACACTTCACAAACTAAACCTTCCATTGGAGCTTCAGCTTTTGGAATATAATACTCTTTACCAACCTTCATTAGACTTTCAAAATTAAAGCGTTTATCCTTATCAGGAAACTTAATATTAACAAACATGTTTTTAGTTTCTTCAACAACAAAAGGAACGGATACATAATATTTGCCTTTATACTTCGGCTTATCACTATTAAATATCACATCTTTGTAATTTTCAATGGCATAACGATAACCTAATGATAAAGGATATGCTCCTCTGACTGTGATATCTAAAAAGTAGTGTTTGCCCGTATTTGGATTGACAAACTCTTCAGTAGAAAGCATGCCTCTATACTTAGTTTTGTTTAATAAATCACCAAGTCTAACTACTGTATCTTGCATTCCTTTAGGAATTTCCGCCAGTGAATTAACCACTTTACCGATATAAACACCTTTTTTATACTCCACTCCAACCATCATAGGGAATATAAAACCGCCTTTTTGCCAATCAAAAAACGCATCAATACCAATTTCTACCCAATCTTTACCTAAATTTAAAATCTCTTCAACGATAAACTCCATTTTGTCTAAAAACGCTCCAAACTCTAATTGAAGCTTAGTCTTAAGATTTTTCTTTTGTGTTTCATTTTTTAAGATGAAAGTCTCCATTGAGCCTCTAAAGATTGATAATTTTACAACCGACGGAACAGGGATATTGTCATAACCTTTAACCACTTTATAAGGTGGTGCAGGAATACCGATTACTTTTAAAGCATTCTTTAAGTTCTTTCTGCTTAACTCTAAATCAGTAGCAATACCTCCGCCAAAAACTTTATAACCTTTCCTAGCCAAAAAGTCAAATAAATCACCATTTAACACATCAAAATTACAGATTATATCAACCTTGTCTATATACAAGAATGGATCATGCACTTTCTTTATATTCTCAAAGCCTATCCCTGTTGAAAAATCGTCAAATGTTGGCATAGTAGATATGAAATCTGTGTAATAATACACTTCAACACCGCTTTCTGCCAATGCTTGCACATGGCTAAATTCTATTCCTGTTCCTATCACCAATGCTTTACTCATTTGTATTGCTCCTCTATGTCTCTATAAATTTGGTCTAAGTATTCAGTAGTTCTTTCACCTTCCATAATCTTTAATAAATTATACGAAATACTCAAATCTGTAAAGTCTGAAGTGTATTGCTTGCTAAATAGTGTAGGGTGGATTTGTCCCTTGTATGTTGCAAAGTCATTGCAAAAGTAGATTTTTTGTCCTTTGATAGTGACGAAAGCTTGTCTATTAGGATTATAAGGATCTTCAATTGGGACAGAATGGTATCGTTTTAAGTAAAATTTAATGAGTTTAGTCAGATTTTCGTTATTCCAATAGTCAAAAAACGTTTCATTTCTCACTTTTTTGCCTACAATTTGACCTTCATACATTATAAAGCGTGGTTTATCTACTTCGTTTGTAAATGCTTCCTGCAAAGATAGAAACTCTCCATCAAGAAGCATCTAATTCCTCCTTAAGCTTTTCTAAATCTTTTGGGAAAAACGGTATTGTTTTGGGCTTTTCTTGTGGCTTTAATCTTTCTATTTGGCTTTTCATCAACATTTTAACTGCTTCATTTAACTTTTCAATCTGCTTTTCCACATCTACCAAAGCTGTAAATTTAATAGCAACCTGCTTTTTGAGATTAAACAGTTCAAAAAGAACAACTAAAAGCAAGATGCTATTAATAATCAGTGCCACAATATTTGCAATCAATATCGCATTAATCATTGCCAGCTCCTTGTTGAGATTGTTGCATCATTTGTTGAGCCTTTGCTTGAGCTAAGATATCTACATACTGACTTAAATTTTGCGGTTTAGATACAACATGAGCCAAAACTTGAGGATTTTGTAGCATTTGTTGAATAATTGAAGAGTAAATCTCAGGTTCAATTTGCATTTTAGCTTGTTGCATTTGAGCCATTGCTTTGAGTTCTTCTGGTGGTGGTATTCTTACCAAATCACTATCAAGCTGTAAAGATTTAAAGATTTTCTTAAATATTTCTGGCATGTTTAAAAATGGTATTAAACCTAATTGAGAAGCCATTTCAACCATACTCATGATGTTATCTACTTCTTCTTTTTGCTTCAATACACCACTCATACCTTCTACTTTAATGTCTGTGCCTTTGTAAAGTTCTTTAACAAGATAGTAATACGGTTCTTTGTTTTCTAACAACGCTTTATTCACAATGCCGTTAATTTCCTTAAGCTCTGTATCAGTCAATATCCCACCGTTTAAAATATCTGAAAGATGATATTGGAACATCAAAGTTAATAGCTTTCTTGCTACCGCTCCTATAAACTGGTCTTCAATACGATTTATGATGGTTGAAATAATGTTTTGGTTCATCTGAGTTTTGATAGCCACTTCCTTAGCCGTTGGTCTGCCTTTGGAAGTAGGTTGTCCCATTAAAAACTCTGTTATAGCAGAGACATTTTGCCCTTCCTGTAATATCAATTGTCTAACTGGTAAAACATTCGGATCAAATGTAGCCATTGCAAATGGTCTTATAGCTTGTTCGTCGGATACAGTCCTAATTACTGCGAAAGGTTTTACTGTGAATACATCTTGCTCTTTATCAAGAGCGGACACATTTATCTCAAAGCCCATCGTAGTAGCTAAAATAGCTCTATCAATTATAGCCCTTAATAAACGGCTATCTTCTTTGTAATAGTCCCAAATTAAATCAACATAAGACAATTGCATGTCATCGCTATAAAATGGAACAGATATAATTGGAAGCCGTTTATCCACATGTGTTATGGTCTCAACATCTACCAAATACTTGTCATTGTAAAGCGTTAGTTTTAGCGGTAATGATATCACATCAAAGTTTGGTGATACATACCTTCCAAAAATGTAGGTAATCTTTCCATACGTAGCTTTGTCCTTTATAGAAGTAATTAGATAGTCAGTCATGTCTTTATTTGTAGTGAGATTGTAAGGCTCTAATTTTTCTGGTGGATTTTTCCAAAGCGTAGATAAGCCTTTTACTACTTCTATTGGCTGGAATGTATCATAAGCGTAAAACTGTCCATCTGCAGATTTGTAATAGTTTAAAGGATTTAAGGCTTTAGCTATTACTTCAAACTCTACATCGTCCCACTCATCTACTACATAATCGGCATCAAGCAATAAAGTAAGTTCGCCTGATAGTATAGCATACCACAAAGCTTTATCCAATTTATCAAACAGTTTTGTCCTATATACAGCCAAATCAAATATCTTTTTATA